AAGCAACGCAGAAAACTACTCTGCAGAAGATAGCTAATCTTTTCAAGGCTATGTCTGCAGCCTTAACAGGGTTCCCCCCTCTCGGTAAAGGAGCTCCGAGTATAAATTCAAGCTCCACCATACTTCAGGCATTCCAAGCTCTGTATCAGTTGGTGGGTTCTGCAAAAGTAAAGATACTCGGTAATAATGGGTCTACTCCTGGATTTGTATCCTGGTCGGGTACTACTTGTTATGGTATTCTGTTTGATACCGCTGGTGAACAAGTGTACATCAGGGACAGTTGGACAATAAGCAATCCTTCAGGGCAAACTGATGCTCAGTGGATAGCTGATATAAAAGCCGGTAAGGCCATTAAATTTGGTGGCAGCGGAAGTATAGCTGACTTAAGAATATCGGGTTGGTCGGATATTACTAAGTATGCTGATGTCCAAGACCCTTACATTATTAATGGGGATACTCTGATAGATGCTCTGAGGAAGTTACAGTGGATGACTGGTAACAACACCATTAAGACCTTTGGTAATGTTTCTGGAGTAGGTATGATGTGGTGGGATGGGTATGCTCAAGCTGACTTATTCACGGCTTTCTACTTCGAAATAGAGACAAGTAAGTTGTATATCATTTTTAAAGATAACTTCTCTGAATTAGGTGCACAGGCCACCGAAAACCAAATTATAAGCTACATTAAACTTCATGGAAATAGTATATACATAGGTGATAATTACAAGGCTCCTATGACATATATCAATACTTCTTCAGGGTCTTTCACTCTCAGCGGTAGCTCAAGCGTTTGGTATACGGGTAGTGCTCATCCAAATGTAACTATCAATGGTGGTTCGTTTAATAGGAA